CCTCTTTCTAATTAAAGTCCTCAAACTAAAACAAGAGTTACAGTGCCCACCCCTCAGAGCAGTTCCTCACTCACGATTGGGCTTTCGGTATACTGTTGTTTTTCCCGGACAGTAACTATCCTGGTCGCGACTTAGGCGTCCGCGGCAAAACCGGATTCAAAGTAGTCAACCATGCCTGGCTCCGTCTTTCAGGTAGAACGGGACCCCGCTATCGCTACGGCCTGCGGTGGTTTTAAATTAATCAGGCCTCCCTCACCTGCCACAGTACGACTGTGGACGACATAATAGTGTTAACCTTGTCAGGTTCCGGCTCTCTCAAGTTACCGGGACGTGCGCTTCCTCCGCTGCTCAACGTAGAGCTGCGAAGAAGGCGACTGGGTTGGTCCTCCCGTCCCACTCAGGGATGAAAGGGGTGTTGACAGCAGGCTCGGGCATCAGCCGCCCGAACTGGGAGTAAATCTCCCTCACGTCATCAAGTTTTGACGTCTCATGCCTGTAAGCACCATGGCCATCGCAGCCATCAAGGAAAGGTCCACAAGCTTTAGCAACAGCTACAGCAGGATCGTCAGAAAGAAGAACAAACGCCGACCAATCAAAGTTAAGGAAATAATCCTCAACCAAAATTTGGCGGGCGTAATCTACGGGGGTCCTTTCGATACCGCCGCGAGCAACAACAGCTCTCCTCTCCAATGAACAACCTTTCCACTCCCTAGGAAAATCCCTGATGACCGCCTCAGGATCAGGGGCATCACCTTTCCAGTAATCGGTGTACTTAGCCCAATCAGCAAATGCGCTGACACCGGCGGTGGCTTTTCCGATAGCTACGACCATAGCCCCGATCACAGGGTGATCCCCGTACTTCAAATGCGCACTGTAAGCCGCCATGCGCATCAGAAACTTAACTTTCCCAGGTTTCAGACCCAACCCTTTCTTGACGGCGAGAAGCTTCAAACAAACGTTCGCCACCGGCCCGTAAAGTAACCCATCGACAGCATAAGTGCTGCAAAAGGGTCCCATGCCGGGCTCAAAAGTGGCGTAATCGACGCTGAACAAGGCGCCAAGGTCGCGGCATACTTCCACCGACATCACACCCTGGGGCACCAAGCCGTCATCGCCCGAAAACACGGGTTTACACTTGTCGATGGGCCTATTCGAAATAAACTCATCGGTCGCTTCGCGCAAGGAAATCTTACGTTCGTCAGCCATAACACATATGACATTCCACCAGTACACCATCATATTCAACAAACAATTCGCGAAGTAAGTAATATACTTCCCGGAATGTCTGCCGTCGATCAAAATCGAAACGTTCTTAGCGTAAACTTTGCGCTGATCCGTTTTGATAGTGCGTTGAAATTCTTCAAGCGTGTCATACCATCCAGCCACTTTTAACGCCTCAGTTAATAAAGCATTTTCAGTCATATTGGCGACCCTGCTAGTTGCAGTGGCCTCCCATGAACTGTAATCAGTAGCGACGATACGTCCCAAAGACGCTTCTCCAAGCGTCTCAGCCAATTCCTTGCTGTTTAAACCGCTAACCATGTAATCTCCCATGATACCATGTTCGAAAACCTCCATGATCTTAACCAACCTTGAACAGTTGATAGTCTCCCTCACACTCATAGTGCAAATGAGACGCGGTTTGCCGTCAACCACACGAAAATCTCGCAGTTTCGTGTTAGACTCAGCTTTGAGGAAACAAGAATTACGAGAGAACTCAGCTTCCTCTCTCTTTGTCAAAGTGCCTTCACCAAAACGGCGGTACAAATCAACATTCTTGTCTATCTGCGCCTGCGTGCGCTTGCCCTTAGCGATCCTGCGGTACTCCTCCACTGGATCGGGCTCTGGCCCCAAATCGGCCAGACGGGTGGAAACTTCCCCAATCATCTTATGAACCATTTTCTCAGCAAAATACTCAAAATCAGGTAGCTTGGTATAAGGAAAATCCTCAACCAATCCCCTGCTTATAAAAGCCTTCACTGTTTCAGTGGTGGAGCTGGGAGCAGGGTATAAACCTGCCCCCAAATCTGCCCCTTCGACATTGGGTACACCTAAGGGAAAAACGGCAACGACTGCTTGCTTATTCGGCAATTCTTTCTCTGCTCCTTTCTTGATGGCCACGATGCGGCTACCTTTCTCAAGAGCATAATTAGAAGCCTGCAAGTCTGCAGTTTTGTCACCATACTTCCCCCCGACGTATGCTTTAGGGTCACCAATACCCATCAGCCTAGGCCTATTGACAATTAGTCCTCCGACCAACTCCAAACTGCCTCCTCCGCCCGAGTTTTTCTTTTTGGCGCGGCTTGGGGCCCTACCTCTGCCCCTCGCCCTGACGTTGGCCAGAAGACCACGCCCTCGCACCGGAACTTGAACCGGCACGAAAACCACGGGTGGTAACTCTCCACCCTGATCACTTTCTTCATCGCCTTTACTTTCTTCAACGCCACGGACCCTACGGTCCACGACTAGATTGACGCCTAAGGTTGGCATCTGAAAAGGCAAAGATCCTAAAGAGTTGGGAAGCTCTTCACGTCTGAGTAATCTGAACAATTGCTCCTCCCTAGCCAATTTGAGTGACTCCATTTCTGGAGCCCCGTTAACCAATCGTAAGACCGTTTCTTTCTCGCGGTCGACACTGATGGGTAGCGCCTCGTGTTTCAAATCACGTGACATCAAAAACTGACTGGGTCCGAACAACTTGATCAATCCCCCGAACATGAAGTTCCGCCTCTGAGCAACTTGATCATAATTCACTCCCCTGACTGCCAAAACCGCAACCATGCCCGCATCCAAAGCTGCGGACCTGTCACCATTCTTAACTGACAAAGTTCTGAAATACGACTCAGTAAAAGCCCCAAATAAGGCCTTGCTCAACTGGAACCGAACTTGCTTCTTGGCTTTTCTGTGGGGTCGACCTTTCCATGCCCTACGGCAACCTCTGGCCAAACCATCACAAAACCCAGCTAATCCTTTTCTCCTGGTCGAGACATCATCCGCATCCAACAACTCAACGTAAGCTTCTGAAAAGCTTAAAACGCATTCGTAAGTCGAATCTGTAATGTCTTGCTGGTCGTTCTGCAAACGCAAGGGTAAGTAAGAGCTGGTATCATTCAACCTAAAAGGTTTCATTTCCAATTCGAACTCAACCACGGGCTCAAACCCGCACCCCCTGGACAAAGAAGTGGCCAATCCAACCGGTCTAGCCACGACCTTCTCATCCAGAAACAACTCTTGCAAAGCTGGCAGTGCTTCACTCAAAAGTAAGCTACGCTTCATCGAACTGGGCAAGTTGCTATGGGTCACGTCCGCCTTAGAGCCCCTAGGCCTGACAAGTAGCCAGTGCCCGGGAAGCCCTCCGCCGTTCGACCTATATCTAATAACAACCGTATCCCAGTCTGAGTCAGCTACCCACATAGAGTGCACTAACCAATCCTCGTCCAAAACTAAAAGGTTAACCCTGAGGCTATTCGCATAAGCCCCAAGCCAACTCTCGCTCCCGAAAGTGGTCGCCAACCACAACACCAACGTGTCGTAACTGGCATCGGGCGGGATTACCAATCCGGCCCGTTCCCAATAACTACTGAATAGCTTATTGGGATCGCTGCCTCCTACCCCCTCACGCAAATTGGGATCATGGCAGCGGAGGGTGACTTCGTTTGCCACCAACGACTGGAGTTCCTTAGAATCCAGCTTCCGGTTCGCGCCCGCTGACACAGCTGCCAGCCCACACAAACCCATCGACCCTTCACCGGGGTCGTACACGTCATAAAGTTCAGATTCTGAAAGCTTCGTAACCAGGCTGGTAACAATATGCCTGTCCTTAAGCTTCGAATTCTCCAAACTCCCCTTACTATAACGTGATAAAACCTCATCAGGCAGAAAGGACCCCTTCAACACTTGTTCTCCAACAGGCATCAAAAGTAGTCCCTTCTCAAAAGAAGTGGGTCCTTTAGGCAGGGCCGCAAACTTCGCTCCCTCTAGCCGTGAAGCCAAGGATGAAGCAAACTTAGCAAGCCCGCCAACTGTCCCCAAACCGCCTGCGCGATCGGGCCCTCCCGCAAAAGGTATGGGCCCGACGAACTTCGGCTTTTCTTCTTTCTCCTTCTGCGGAGGTGAAGCTTCAACGTCCTTCTTCGGCTTAAAGTCTTTTGGGGGTAAGGCATCTTTCTTCTGCTTACTGCCCTTCCCCGCTCCGACGTTTTTAACCTTGGAGCTAATGAAGCTATTGCCCCCAGCTCCGCCGTATAATTCGACGAAGTCGACCTCCAAGGGTTTTGTTTTCACAACCACGCTAGGTGTGAAACTAAACCTACCGAAGCCCCAATATTGTTCACCAGATCTGGGAGTCACCCACCAGTCAAACCAGCGGACATCATCAGATCCGGTAACCTCTCCATGGGTTCCGTTGAGTTGGTCCCCAACCCGACCACATTCCTCTACAAACCAATCAGGTTCGCTAAGGAAGTAATCTAAAACTCTGCTCATCTCAGCTTCGTCTATGGGACCTAAAACCTCACCCCACAGACAATCCAGACAAAGTCCGGACCAACTGTGAGGTATACAGCGAGTGTTACCACATCCAATCGAATCGTGGTAATCAGCTAACTCGCCTCGCCTAACGGCGTAAGAAGCCACTCCCCCCGAGTGGCTCATCTCCCGACCTTGGAGGACCAACGATGTGGAATTGCGTGTCTTCGCAGAATTGCGGACCCAGGTAAGGGAATTAGACCCAGAAGTGGTACTTGCTTCTGGGTCCTTCGGAGCGCAACGAGCGTCTCCGGCTTGGTGTTCGGAATCGTTTTCTGAGAATTTCCTTGCTCTTTTTGGGGGGTTAGTGATATGAATTTTCGCTTAAACAACCTGACTATCAACAAATTGTTCTCGTTCCATCGACACTACGTTATTACGTGTCGTTATATTTCGCGTGGACTAGGACTTAACCTTTCGCGGAGCACTGTTTGGGGATCGCCCGCGACATGTGCTTCAAGCTTTCGCAACGCTTTACACTACTGTGACATCGCCTGACCGGCAACGAACCGGTGGCTATATAATACAGTGTGCTGGACAAGAGTGCAGAGCGACTCTATCTGGGAATCAGACCTCATTCTCTTTATCCGCATGTTATTCGATACATGCAAACGCCGTTACATATCCCCTTGCTCACTTATGATTACACACCCATGAACGAAAGGGTCGCGCTTCCGGAGCGCTCATCTGGACGAAGCCAGGCCTTGGAACTCCTTCCTGCCATCCCAGCTGGCTTGGGGACTTTTACCCCTGGTAAAACCAGTTTTCGGACATAACCAGCCCTGGTGGGATTTTACTCCCCTTTGCCGCCGATGCCGTGATAACACGGACACCACGGATCCCAAGAATTGACATTAGCGAATTCAAGGGGGATGGCACCTACGCTCGGAGAGTCCGAGACGTCGTGCCCTCAGGGACAAGACTAATGCGTTGTCACCTGGTGCTTAACAGTAATTGTATCTTTATTGACCGCTTCCGGTTCTCATTGACGTATATTTATCCACCACGTGCTGGTTAAGTTCGTATATTTAACGACCGCTGCCGGTCAAATTATGCCCCAAGCATGGCGTAACCAGGGCCCATCATCATTCCCTCAGTAGCACCTCGCGCGGCCGCGTAAAGACTCCGGTCGGCCGCTC